GTTTGGGACAGCCTTGCATCAGGAACCTGCCGGTCACACCAGAACCTGTGCCTATCTCGGCCCCTATCCGGAAGTCGTGCTGCTTGATCATCTGAATGAGCCAGTCGAACCTTTTCATAGGAGGTCCTTTATCGCCACCTTGGGGAATATCTCTATAGCACTGTGAGGAGAAGCATTCAATATCTCGATTCCCATACTTTTGGCGTCCCGGGCAATATTAGGGAAATTCAGAAGGTGATTACTGAACGGACAGTTGCCCCCGGGTTTATGATTTCCATGCCAATGTGTTATTAGCGGAGAATCCCCTCTCATATCGAAACCCAGTAATACAATCTGCTTTACTCCGAGGTGGGCAGCCAAACTTATAGCCGCCGCCCCGCTGTTCCGATTCCAGGAGACACAACGGGGATTTCTACTGATCCCCGTCTTATGTCCTCCATCTCTCGCAAGATACTTCACCCCCAAAGGATTATTTCTGGTTTTATGGAAGAAGGGAGCGCTGCTTACTTTCAAGCCCGGCCAAGTTCCTAGCCTCGGGGCATGGGCATGATACCAAGAGGCATCACCGAAGAATAGGATGTCGATCCAGTCCCCTATTTGATAGGCGTTGTTGATGCCTATTACATGCTTGTCGTGTATCGCCTTGAGATATGGCGAATAAACCTGAGGATTTTCCCGTTTGGCTAAGACCTCCTGAGTAACCTCCTCGGGCACTCCGAATTGTCTGGGAAGGGAAGGGCCACCTCCGAGTATGAAGCACCTCTTCCCCACCCAGACTCTCGGAACTTGCCAAGGCACGTTAGTTCAGCTCCGTCGCCAGTGTCTCGGCGTCCTGCTTGGAGAGGGGTGCCCCGTTGAACGGTTTGCCCGTCTCTTTGTTGACCACGTTGTACTGATCCTCTCCCACCCCGATCTCCACTACGTCATAATGAGCAGCGGCCTCGGGGATCTTCTTCTTGGGCGGCTCCGGCTGCTCCGGGACGATTATGTCCCGAAAAGGCGCCGGGATGTCCATGGGCCGGGCGCGGAACCTCTGGTTGGGTTTGATGATCTTCATCGTCCCATCGAGACGGAGGTGAAGGGAGCCTCCCCCAATCTTCCTGTACCAGATGCGTCCGTCATCCTCGGGGGCCTTCTTCAACGGAGCCGGGGCCGGTTTCCTGCGACTGAGTTCTGCCATCTGTGATTGGACCTCCTTTTCGAGATAGGCTGCTTGATTAGCAGCCGAGACTAGGTTAGGCCGTGGCGTGGACGATGCCCGACCTCTTGTTCTGGTCAGACCTGATCTGCGGAACGACGATGGTCATGATCTTGTAATGGGTCACGAGGCCCCCCTCGTTCTCCCACTCGACGTTGGTCATGCCCATCCCGACGATGGCACGGACGGTCTCGGGCTTCATCTCGACCATGAGGACGTTGTCGGCCCCCAGGGTGTCGACGACCTTGATCCCCTGGATGCCCGCGATCCCCATGATGCGCTCACGGAGGGTCTTGCCGGACGTGGTGTTGTAGTCGTCGTCCATGACCGTCTCGTAGGCGGTGGGGATGTACAGCTGCCAAGGGCCGTAGTGGTAATCGTCGATGCTGGTCTGCTTCATGCCTAGCACGTCGGCCAGAATGGTCGCCGGAGTGGCGAGGCTGGCGTCCCAAGCGGCGGTCAGGGTATAGGCGTTGCGATCCGGATGGTTGACGTAGGAGTAGATGGTCCCACCACCGTAGGTGTAGCTGGTGTTGGTGAACAGCATCGCTTCCTTCATCTCGGCCACGCGGCGAGCCGCCCTCTCGGCCAGGGTGGTATCGAGCGGGTTACCCATGGTACGACTTGCGGCCAGCACGCGGGCGTTGATCTCCCAATCCGCGTGGATGATGGGCAGCGGCAGATAGTTGGTACTGAACTTCACGCGGTCTGCCTTCGCCTTCGTGATGCCGTCCATGGTCATCTCGGCGGAGAGGGCATCCCCGATGTCATGGTACTCGAAGACGGTGGAGCCCATCCCGTTGCCGATGGTGTAGACGAGGCCACGACCGACGAGGTCATCCCAGCCGCCGAGGCGATACTCGGCGATGCCAAGGACGGCCTGGTCCAAGGCGATCCACTCGTCTCGACGCAGGGTGGAGTTGACTTTGAGCGGGTTGCGCTGCAGCGGTGTCACCCCGTAGCTCTTCAGGTCTCGCGGGTCCCCGCCCTTGTAGAACGACACATACACACGGCCGTCCTCCGCCAGGAAGGGGCGCATCAGATTTGCGTTGAAGCCCCCCCGACTGAGGATCTGGTTGGCAATCGCGCCCTGCGCGATCTGGCCGTTCGCCCCGATGAGATCGACGTTGACGTTCATGTAGTTGTTCACCTCCTTACACGATCCGGACCTGGATCCGATGAGCGCCCTGGAGACCCGAAGACTCATCACCGGACGAACCGGACAGATCCAGGGCTTCCAATGCCGCTCCCACGATCTGATTCGGATAGACGGTGATGGAACCGGGCTCCTTGGACTCGAAGGACTCCACATCAGCAACGTGCTTCTGGAGCGTGCCGTTCCCGGCGGACTCCAGCTTGTCCCCGATGGAGACGTTTTCCCCGTCCTTCAGGAGCATGTAGGCCTGATCGCCCCGCTGGGGAATCCAGACCCGCACCTTGTTCCCACTGGCATAAGCATCGCCGATCTCCTTGCCCTGAAGTTCGTCTTCCAGAGCGACCATGATCGGAGCCGCGTTGCCGCCTGCCGTGGCGTGCACGACGACGTAGCCGGAGGAGTTGACCTCGATGAGATGTCCCGGGGTGATGGCCCCACCCGCCTGGATCTCCTCGAAGATACTCAGATAGTTCTTCAGGATGATCTGGTTCTTCGGCATCGGTTAGTCCTCCTTCTCCTTCTTGGTGGTATTCACCTTCGGGAGAGGCGGCAGAAGCGGGACCACCCCGCCAGTGTTGGCGTTGAGGTCGGCTCCCGCCCCCGCACCCGAGAAGTTCAGCGGAGAGAGGGCCTTGGCGAGCTTCTGCAGCTCCACCATACCCCAATCCTTCAGGTCCTCCTTGGTGAAGGTCTGGTTCCCGTTGGCGACGATGATGTGGATCAGCTCGGTCTTCTTCTCGTTGGCCAGGTTCAGGGAGTAGCGAATGGACTCCTGCATGTCCTTCGGCATGAGTGAGAGGAACTGCTCAGGAGTCTTCAGCTGATCCCGGAGCACCTGGATGGCCTGCTCCGCAGTGGGAGCCGCCGCGTTGTTCTGGGGCGGCTCTTCCTTCTTAGAATCGTCCCCCTTCTTGGACGTCTTGTCGGACAGGGTTGCGAGGTGATCCACCGCCTCCTCACTCAGAACCCCCAGCGCCTCCCGATCCTCTTCCGCGAAAAGGCCGCCCTCAATGAGGGCCTGCACCTTCTCCGGACAGCAGGGCTTCTTGTCCTTCTTGGCATTGTTCTGAGACATCGACTTCCCTCCATCTGAGTTGTTATTCTGAACCTCGACGTAGTTGACTTCCCGTCTCACCGACACCGGCTCGCCAGTGAACTCGACGGTGTTATCAGAGTTGAACTTGTAGCCACGCCGGAAGTAACCGGAGGGGCCACCCGTTCTGGAGCGGACCTGGTAGATGACATAGTCATCGTAGGCTTCCATGAGATAGATGAACCTCGTAGCGTCCTCCAGAGAGTCCAACTTCCTCTGAAGAGAATCCAGAGCCTCATTCATCCCCCGCTCGTTGGAGCTGAGCTCACAAACAAGCAAGCCGTGGTTAAGCAGGTCGCTCAGTGCGATTTTCGTCATCTTCGTTACATCACCTCCCCCTTTCTGATTTGAGCGGATTCCACAACCGTCCGCCCAAGAACATGCTCCCTGCTCGCCGGGTAGCAGGGCCAAATGGTCCGGACGGTGGTTTCTTGCTACGGCTTCATAAGGCTCTCCATGCCATTCCCCAGACGTGGGCTCGTCCTCAGTGAAAACGCCCACGCTGACGTCAAGCGGTTTGCCTTCCATAATGTAGGCGTAAGACATGGTAGAGACTTCTTTCAGTCTCTCCTCATCTAACCATGCCTCTGCCCGAAGCCGGTCACCGTCCATCCGTGTATTGAAAACAGTCCCAACCACCACCTCCTCCATGACCTCTGGAGAGTTTGCAGAGATGAACTCATCATTAGAGTTCCTTGGATGATGGATGGATACGGGCATCCCATTCCAGGAGGCCGGGATTTTCCCCAATTCCTCCGCTGGATGGAGGAGGCACCCACCACTACCACAGTGGACCCCCTCGGTCATCATTATTACGGGGACTACGAGGTGCTTGCGACCCTGTAAGGTCTCGTGTCTGACCTCATAACCAGAGTCCGAGTGAACCAGGAAGTTTTGCATGTTCTGGTTCGCACTCTTTCCTATCACGGCGTTGGCCCGCCTAATAGCGGACGCCGTACAGGACTTTTCCGCCCCGCCCTTCTCCACGCATCGGTGAAGAGCGTCATTAGCAACAACCACCCAACGCTTCTTCTGCTTGTCAGACAGGCCCTTCTTATGCTGCTCTACGTCCGCAACGGTCCAAGGCATAGAACATTCCCCCTTCACTTCCCATGAACAGAACAACCCCGCGTATCCCAGAAATGGTTTTTGCCACTAAGGTCTTCTGTAACCTCTAAATATGACGTGTCTGTAATGAACCCATACACTTCTTCACAGGCACATCCCATATCTATGCTCTCGCTCGTACCCGGTTCCGGCAGCGCGTCCACTTGCCCTTCATACTGCTTTCCGAGCATAGAACGCCTCCCTCACACTTCTGGTAACAGGTAGAGCACAACATCTACATTCAGGGTGTAATGGGATTAACTTCTCTATCGCGTCCAGAGAGAAGACCCGTCCTTCCATAGCACGACAAACGGGACAAACCGTGGTATCTCCCGCCGTCCGCCATTCCGCCTCTACAGTTACCCCTACAACACCCCAATTGCGGTACTCTTGTATGGTTGCTACATGATGGGCGCGGATGATCTCTGTACGGGCCATTGTCTCTGCCCGGCGACGGGCAGGAATGGAACGACCCAGCGTGTCCGTTAAACTGAGATCTGCTCCGATCCCCGTAATGGCCTTGACTAGATTTCGAGCAATTTGTATAGGACCCAAACCATCCGCCATGCCTTGAGCCAGCACGCGGCTTATCTGGCTGTCCATGGCAGCCGTGATACCCTTCAGTTCAGAAAACGTCCGAGTGTAAAGAAGGCCCACCCGCTCCAAATGGAAGGGCTGATTGAACGCGACTGAGACGCCCCCAATCTGAGTCTCCTCCGGAACCTGGTAGCCCGCTCTTCTCAGTTCCTGCCTAGCCCGGAGAATCCCCTTCTGATAAGCAGTTGTGACATACTTGTTTGTCCAGGCATCCTCGACGGAGCGCCCAAATTGGTATCCAGTAGTTATTTCCAGAATGTCCAGAGCAATTTGGACATTGACCCAATCCATAAAGGCCGCAACTTTGTCGGCGGAGCGGCTGAAGTTAAAGGCTCGCTCACCAGGAGTTCTGGTTTTGTCCTCCGCGTGCAATTTGATGAAATGAGGAAGTCCTAGAAGAACCAGACAATCCTCATCCACCACCGCCCGGCGGACCAGATTCGCTAGACGGTTGAAGCGATTCCTCATGTCTCGAGCAAACTGGTCCCGAAGCGTCTTGGTCCGCGTCGGGTCCAGGCGAAGAACCTTGGCATATGTCCTACAAGAACAGATCACTTCTTCGTACTCTTCTTGGGCTTAGGAGCGGGAGCGGGAGCCGGTTCAGGTTCAGATGCCTTCCGAGCATCCTGAATGTCCTCGATTTCCACCTCTCCCCCAAGAAACTCTTCGTTGAGGGACAGAATTCTTGCCGCATCTTCCTCAGATAGCCCGAGAAAGAATTGGATAAACGCAGTCGGGCTGACAACGGCCTCCGCTCCAGGATTGTTCGTGTAGGCTCGAACAGCCTCTGCCCGCGAGCGTCCAATCTCTGCCTTGTCCTTCTCACTCGGCGCGTATGGATCCTGCCATTCAAGTCGATAGCCTACCGACGGGCTTTCCGCCGGAGGAAGGATATCATATTCGATGAAGCGGTTCACCACTGGCCGAACTATGCGGTTTTCCGCCACCTCTCCGCGTCGTCTCTTGACCGAATCCAACCAGGCCGCTCGGTCCTGCGTGCTGGCCAATTCACCTATCTCGTTGCCCATGAGAACGCGGAGCGGGATGTCTTTGGCCGCGGCAATGGCCTGAAGCTGAATCTGGAAATGCTTAGTTGGATCGGCGATCTGGGTAGCCAAGGGAGAAAATGTGACGCCGGTGTTCACCAGAACGCGGCGAAGATTGTGCTCATACTCGTCCAACTGATCTTGAAGGTCCTTCTCCTGCTCGGGGGTCATGTCAAATTCAGGGTCAATTTCGGCCTGATAACCAGGACGCGCCCCGCGCCAAAACATCTCCCCAGAGCCCCCGACGATCTTCTCCAGATCATCCAGTCTGTTAAAGATGGACTGGAGAGCGGGGATTCCCTCAGCTTCAGACTCCAGAAGCTCTATTACTACATGAACCACCCGGGAGTGATGAACCCTCAGAAGCTTTCCCGAAGCAGATCCTGCGTTCTGAACCGTTACATTATACAACGTGGGCAGCCCATACCGAGGATTCTTGGGATTACCTTCCCATAAAGACACCCCGGCGCTGCCCTCACTCAAAGGTTTGACGTAAAGGAGTTTGCGATTCAAACCTTTGACCACCGGAGCGGCCATCCCCGCATCGTCCTTAACATCATCCAGTCCGAGAAGCAAGACCCCGTACTTCCCGATAGAGGCGAGCTTGTCCAACCGGATGAACTTAGAAGTAAGAGAGTGCTGAAGCTCCAATTCCTTCCAAGCCTTCTCCAGCGGGGTGTCTTCCTCCTCAGTGGACTCCAGGAGTTTGAATTTACCCTGCCAAGTCGCCTCGATGGGGCGGTTGATCACCGCACTAGCAATATCTAGGCGATAATACTTGGCAGCGTAGTCCTGATACGTCAGGGTGGTTTTATACCCCAACGCCTCATAAACATCCCGGTCCCCGCCGTATTGCTGACCCAATCGAGCAAGGATTTCTGCCCGAGCAGTAAGAGCAGTCAAACCGTGGATCTGGGCGTTCAATGCCCGAATCCTGGCCCGCTTGCCCCTTTTCAACTTACCTGCAGCCGATCCTCTTTCCAGAACTGGAGTCATTACGTCACCTTCTTCAAGTTCACCACCGTGAACTCCGCCTGGTCTTTGAGAGGAAGATCATCTCCCAGGGTGCTATCGTAGGTGGCCTCCAGCACGAGAAACCTCTGCTCCTCAGACTTACCAGCAAGGATGGCCAAGTCCTCTCCTGAGAGAACAAAGTTCATGGTACTGGCCAACTCCCCACCAGCCACCTCGATGTCCTCCCTATCGTTGACGATGGCGTTGTTCCTGTCGCACAACGACCACTTCAACGTCTTGGGGAGGACCTCAACCCCCTCCTCATCATAGAAGGTGGCGGGAATGATGAAGGTAGACTGCTCCGCCGCCTTCGCATCAGTGATGACTGTAGGCATTACGCTTACGCGCCGTCGTCAGCAGCAGTGAAGGTGTACTGGACGTCTAGCGTGTCGTTGTCATCCGCGTTCTTGTCCCCGCCGGTGAAGGGAGCCACGCAGAGGAGGACGTCTGAGGCATCCCCAGCAGTCGCCACACTGCAGAGGAAGGCCCCACCAATGACCGAGCTGTTAGTATCGATGGTGAACTGGGCCTTGTTGGCCGAGTTGCTCACACTGACCGGGCCGGCTCCGACGTCCCCCTCCACGAATGCCTGTCGGGCAGCCTCGTCGTAGGCGTCAAACTCGACCCACCCCGCATGGGAGGCTAGCGTATCCCCGGCCGCCGGAGTGGGGGTGGAGTCGGTCAGGCCCACGTACCAGGGGTCGATGGCGACGAAAGACGACAGGCCCGACTTGAAGAGGGACTCGACGATATAGACGAGTCCCTGTGTGGTGACGAGGTTCTTGGCTGTGTCCTGCCACCTGATGGAACCATCGGGTCGGTGGCAGGTGACCAGATATTCTCCACCCACCTTGATGCCGGTGGCAAAGCAAATGAACTTGGTCAGCCAGTAGTGAAGCCGCCGCTTGAACTTACTCATCCTCTCCCCCTCCTCAGTTAACCGTTACTTTCGGCCCCTTAGCCGTAGCAGTCATTGAAGGCACTTTGACAGTAAAGGTGATGGTCGCCTGCTTCGTTGTGAAGGTTATCTTGACCTCTCCCGTGGGTAGGTATGAGGTTTCAATGCAACGATCTCCTAGCTTGATGCCGTCCGAGACCAGGGCAATCAGCCGCATGACAGCAGACAGAGCATCGGCGAACTGAACTGTGTCGACGCAATCGACCTTGAAGTTCGCTGTTACAATTCCAGAATCGGACAGAGAGACCCCATCCGCAGATAGAGCCAGAAGCAGTAAGGTGCTGGCCGCAGAGTCAGACAGCAAGATGCCGTCAGGAGAAGTAGCCAGGACATGTAGGAGCCTGGAGGCTGAATCTGAGAGTATCACCCCATCAGCGACAAGGGCTGAAATCAGCTTGCTGATACTGATTGTTGCATCGCCAAGCTTGGCCCCATCACTCACTAAGGCCACCAACCGCATGGTCGTGGCCAGAACGTCCGCGAGAGATACTCCATCCGCAACTGCAGCCGAACGATGAGCCAGTCGAGTTGAGGAGTCCCCAGCAGCGAGACCGTCCGCTAGAGAAGCCAACAAGTGGGCCAGCACCATTGCCTCATCAGAGGTGGTTATACCGTCAGCGGCCAGAGCCAGGGCGGTGAGAAGCCCCTGAGCTGAGTCCCCCATCTTGGCCCCGTCCGAGATCAAGGCAAGGAGATGAGCAACGGCGGCGTCGGCATCCCCCATTGCCAACCCATCACTGACTGAGGCCAAGAGAGCAGCAGTTGCAATGCAGCTGTCGGACATGGACACGCCATCAACTGCATACACATCGTAAACAGTGGGCCCCCCGGCCACATACTCATCAAACCCGATGTCCCAGGTGCCCGTGCGCGTCACCTTGTCTATGTCGTCGTCAAAGGCGTAGGCAGCATCGGCACTTAGGTCGGTGCCCTGATCAATACAGACGCTGTCTGCAGCGTCCAGGTGAAAGTCATCCCCGGCTGCGTTGACGTAGGTGGGGGTGGCATCTTCGGCCGTGCAGGTGGTTTGCGTCCAGGTGCCAGTCCAGTCAGCCGTCGTGTTGCCGGACGAGCAGCAGTTCTTGGCATAACCAGTGCCGTTAGTCTGGCTAAAGCCTGTAGCACAATTTGTCGCAGTGCAGTTGTAGAAGTAGCCTGTTGACGGGTTAGCAAAGAGACGAAAGCCCACAGACTCTATACTGTGAGCTAAGCAGTCGATAAAATATCCTGTCCTGTTAATATTGGAGTAAAAACCGTACATGCTCCCGGTTCCGGAGTTGGCCGAATTATATGCAATGCAGCCCACAAACGCCTGGGTTGTGCCGCTGACAGATACCTGAAAGACGGTATAAGAAAGCGTGCTGCTGTGGTTTACCGAGCATATGATATCTTGAACCTGTGTATAGTTTTCACCTATCGTGAAGCCATTGTTGGTGGCGGTAGACGAAAAGGTGAATCCGTTATTAGGCGTCCCGTCATGGCCCTGCCCTGACGCTGGACGGACGATGCGAAAATATGATGAGCTTGTAATCGCGCCAGATATAGATACACAATCATCAAAACTAGCCGCGTCGTCGTAGCACTCCAGCACCTCGCTTTGTGTGGCCGTCACAAGGTCGATGTCGGTCGCCTGCTCCCAGGTGGTCAGCGCGGTGTATTCTCGCGTGCCCCCACCGTAGGTGCTGACATGCTCGTTAACCCCCGTTTTGCGGCTGCTAGCCATCGTAGTCTCGCAGGATCGCTAGGTCGGCGGCAGTGAGTTTCAGCCCGCTGGCCTTGTTGGTGATGAGGTTCGCCAGGGGCAGCGTGGTGCCCTCTAAGGGCTGGTAGTCGTCCGCCTCGTCACGCACCCGCTTCCAATCCACCGTGATGCCCTTGGCCTTCGCTAGGCCGTCCAGGGTGGTAAAGGGCACCTGGTAGCGGTTCTTGGCTAGCCTGCCGGGTTGCGGCTCATCGGCTCCGGGGTGCCACGCCGAGCCGTCGTCATAGAGCGGGCACTCCAGCTTGCGAACTGCGGCCATGCGCCACTTCTCAGGCACGAGGTCAAAGGTCGGCCCCACGTCCACCTTGACGATGAGATACTGCTGGCGCTCCTTTCGCCCCCACTGCCAGTCAGCCGGCCGAATGGCGATGATGTCGCCCGCCTTCTTGCGGTGCGCCTCCGGGGCGTCGTTAGCGATGGCTAGGGAGAAGATCATTTTGGCGCCTCTTTGGCGGCGTCCCAGTTGATGATGAATGTCCGGCGAGACAGACAGGGAAGGAACGCAGTCGGGTCCCTCAAGGCCACAATCTGCAACCCCCCACCTGGCTCCCTGATTGTCAGAATGGTCCCCCCGACAGCAAGCTGTCTGACCTGCTCCTCAAAATGCTGGAGGAGGTCCTGACTCACTTTGTTTATCAATCTTCCTCCCAATCTTCTAAATACCATTCGTGAACATGCCCGTCGGTCAATCTAACGATTCGTATAGAACATAACAGGTTTATCAACCTGATTCTTTCCAGCCCCAATTCCCCCACACCCATTACAGGTGCGCCTGGTCGGGGCATCGCCAAGCCGTCCTCGACTGTTGCACCCCTGCCCATACCCCTTACCCTCGAACCCGCTCCAGGA